CTCGCGCTGCTTGCGGTCCTGGGCGGTAAGAAAGCTTGGTCCTTCTACTCCGAGCGGGCCGAGCAGAAGCACGAGCTGGAGCTGAAGAAGCTGGAGATCCAGCGGGACATGGCAGGGGCTGGAGCTGCGTCTCCTCCTCCCTGTCAGGCTATCCAGGCGAAGATCGAGGCATCGCTGGATGAGACGAGGGCAAGGGTCGCCGCCCTGGAGAAGCGCCTCGTCGTGCTCGGGGACGACTTCGACTCCGAGGACATGGAGCGCAAGGTCAAGCGCCTCCAGAAGGCCGTCAGGGACCTCCAGGACGCATCCCCGGTCTGATGCTGCCCTGGGGCCTCCTGCTCGTGCTCCTGGCGCAAGCTCCGAGCCCCGTGGTGACGAAGCTCGTGATGAATCCCGAGTGCCATATCCCGTCCTCGCCGCCCTGCATCCCCTTCGACGATCCCCGGTGGAAGGTCGAGGGCTGCCGGATCGACGACGGGGCGTGCTTCGTGCTCGGGGTCGAGGCCGAGCGACCAGAGATCTGGGCCAGCCTGACGATCTCTCCGAGGTGCCGGGATCGGAAGTCGCGGGCCAGCCTCCGAGACGCCGCCCTGATCGCCCTCTTCGACTCCGGGTACAACTTCTTCAGCTTCGAGGAGCGGCTCGTCAAGTGCTCCCGCAAGGGCTTTGTCGACGTCAAGGTGACGGTCGAGGACAGCAAATAAAAAGCCCCCCGGGCTTGCGCTCCCGGAGGGCTAGTGCTGCCCCGTCCAGGGGGGTGGGGGTCAGGGGGGGGGCAGCGAGGTCACAGTACCACTCTCAGGCACCCTCTGGAGCGTATGTAGCAGTCGCGATTACTGGCCCGAAGGTCCAGCTAAAACTCACCCGGTCAAGCGCATAGGTCACCGATTCAGAGCGCTGACCGTCGTCCAGGAGGACGGATAGCACAGGATCGACAACCTCCATCGGGTGGCAGTCATACTCGGACCTCTCGATCTCCCAGGTAGCCTCCAGCGGAGGAGCGACCACCTCGATGGACTCCATCATGACGGACCCTCGGTGACTCCCGACCTCGAAGGGCTGAGGGTCCTGGGTGGCGCATATCTTCGCCAGACCAAGCTCGACCGCTCTCTCCATCGCTTTGTCAAGGGCATATTCCACGCACCCCGCACTGGCACTCGGGATAGGGTCCGGCCCCCCTCCTGATGGCTGGCCTAGCAATGAGGCAATAGCCTCCCTGATGCGCGTGTCCTCTTGTGCGGTCCTAGCCCGTGGAAGGGCTATCCGAAGCACCTTGAGAGCAGACTCGGCTGAGATGTAGGTGGTCATCGCTTCGCCTCCAGCTCCATTGAGGTCCACGAGTGGAAGTCCTCAACGCAGGGCTCACAGAGCAGACCGCCGACGATCTTGTGCTGCTTCCCCAGGGGGAGGACTTGCCCCATCGCAGCGACTAGATCGCCCGACTGGATTCTGTGCGCGCATCGTAGGCATCGGCTGAGGTGGTCGACCTCGGAGTAGAAGGATCTCAGGCTCCTCTGCTCCACTAGGTTGAGAATTAAGGTATCGAATTTGACTCTTGGCATGATCCATCCGTTCGCGTTGGTTGGGTTGGCACCTCCTTCTCCATTCAGCAAGGAGAGGATTCGCTGGGTGCCGCAGCTAGACCGCCGACCGTATTGGAACAAGGCGCGAGCGGATACGATCAAGGTCAGTGCGAAGGACCGCTCGCGCTTCCAATGTTAGAAGGGAATCTCGTCCACGCCATCTCCTCCGAGGTCAGGTAGCGCGAATGAGTCGGGCGAGCTGCTCTCCTGGGAAGAAGTCGGAGCACTGTCGACTAGCTCGGGAGAGGCAATCAGCTCGTTAATGTAGACGCGAATGCGGTCCTCGCCATCCCTGCCCTTCGTCGTCTTCTTCGAGATCGAGACGATGGCTCCGAGCATCTTCGTGATGACGGGTCCAGTCGTCTTCGTCTCGGGGTCCAGTAGACCTCCGAAGACAGGGGGGATCTCTCCGAGTAGCGTGTGGAGGTCCTGCTTCGACCACTGGATCTGTTTGGCACGGTACTCGTCGTCATCCGTCCGCTTGCCGAGAGGAGCTGCAAGCCGGACAAGGTGTCGCCCGTCATACATCCCACCGTAGATGGCGAAGCTCCACTTCATCCAAACGTCACCAGCCTTGCTCTCGAAGCACTCGAATCCGGAGATCACAGCGCGATGCTGTCCGTCCGGGATGCTGGGATCATTCTCAACCCCCTGGCTGGCAGATGTCTTGAGAGGGGTGTTGTCCCACATCTCGTAGTAGCTATCAGGATTGGCTGTCGGCATTACTGTTCTCCCTTCGCACCAAATGTGCTGTTGAAAGCCGATACCAGCGAGCTGAAGCTCGCCGGGATAACAGGAGGAAGGCTGGTGCCGGGAACACCCCGACCCTTCGCCTCAATCCTGAACTCAGGGGTTTCCGTCGCCTGCGTTCGCAGATGCCGCTTCCCGTCCTCATCCATGTACAGGTGGAACACGAAGTCGACAGCGGGCAGCAGGATATTCTTCGGGGTGTTCATCAGGTTGACGCTGACGACGCTCCGACCCGTCTCGATGGAGACCCCGTTGCGTCGCTCTGTCATCGGCACGAGCTTCTCGTGGCAGAGGAAGAATGGCAGGATCTTCCGATTGCCGGGAGCCTGTAGGTTGACAACCCGGTAGACGAAGTTGCGCCAGCGAGCCTTGACGAGGCTCCAGCCCTTGCCGTGAGCAGCGTCTCCAATAGTCGCCACACCCAACTCCTTGCACACGCTTTGCTCGCAAAGGTCATACGCGCGATCAGCCGTGTCGATGGAAAGAGAGTCGAACTTGTGCGGCTCAACCTCCAGTGCATCGATCACACCGACAAGCTCCTCCCAGGTAGAAGGGTAGACCGCAGTCGCCTCCATCATCCGGGTTCCACCTTCAAGGTCGATGGCTAGGCAGTTCGGGAATTGGGTCATCAGGTAGGTCTTTCCGATGCCCGGTCGGGAGAAGAGGACTGCGCTCGTATGCCTCAAGCCCTTCGGCTTGTGGGCTGCGGTCGGCAGGATTGATTTCGGTCTATTCATTGGTGGTTCCATCCAATTCAGGGTGAGGGTCCGCGAGGACCGTAAAAGCCTCGGCTCCGACTACTCCACGACACAGGTCGAAGAAGTGGCACGGTCGTCCGAAGGCAAGGCATTGATTCGGGTTCCGAATCGTCATCCCTCCGTTTTCAATACGAAGGAATCTCTGGTGAATCTCCCAGGCTTCGTAGTACCAGCGCTCGATATCTGCATCGGTGCGCCGCACTGTCACCTGCTCGAAGTAGAAGTCTGGGCGGTCGAGGTAGTCCGCAATCACCCGGGCGGAATACTCCGAAGCCGTCTCTGGTGAGGTTCCGGACTCTCTTTTGATCTTCTTACGAGGCTTGATCCCCGGCTTCTTGATCACCCGGTAGACCATCTTGCGGACGGGCACCCCGTACACGGCTGAGGCGGCTGCCATGTACGCTGTGGGCTGCCACGCAAGTGAGAGCCTCTCCAGGTACGAGGAGTCGATTCTGCCGGCTGTCTTCAGCTCCACGAGTACCGGAGCGTCGCCCCCGGTGAACACCCCGTCGATCTTGCCGGCGAATCGGTGCCTCGTGGAGCTTCGCTGAGTCGCCGGGTTGACCAGGGGGATATCGAACTCCTGCTCGACTGTGTCCGGCCAATCGGACCATCTCTCCAGGGCACCGTTGACCATCGCGGTCACGATGGCCCGGTCGATCTCGATCCGGTCCTGCTCCTCCGGAGTCCAGCCGTCGCCCCAGTGCTTGCTGAGGTACTCCAGAGCGGCTGAGATAGACCTCTGCTCCAGGAGCCCGTAGTGAACGGCAGAGCCGATGGTCAAAGGCTTTGATCCAGACGTGCCGAGCTTCTCGACGTACTTGAGCCGTGCCTTCTCTTCGCAGAGCATTAGCGTCTGCTGCGCTGATTGAGTGATTCGTTCCATGTCGTTCCTTCGCGGGGAATGAGTAAGTCTACTTGAAGCCGGGTCAATATCTGTCCTTGGTTACTTCGGGAATCGCCATCTGCGCGGACTCTTCCTCCAGGCGAGGACACTCTGTCGTAGGTGACGCTTCTGTCTTTGACGGGCTACGTGCTCATTCCAGGCGGCCCTGTGAGGATCGAGAGCCCACGCTACGAGGAGCACAAGAAAGACGAAGAAAATGAAGATCAAAGAGTCAGGCATCACGCACCACCCTTCTGGATGAGGTCTTCCCGAAACCCGGCGGGGTTGCTTGCAGATGAGCGGTTCCAGGTGACGTATGGGACATTGTCCCACCCGACCTGAGACCGGCGTCGAACGAGCACCGGACTGCGAGTGTGCAGCCCGCTGTTTCGTAGGCTCTGCCCTACCGTCGCAATGGCCAAGTCAACGGTCTCAGCCATGACAACTGACACCTCGTGCTCGAACTTCCCTTGCGCGGTCGGGCTCCGGACCTCAAAAGTCACCTCGTACTCCATCACGCACCTCCCTCTTCTCGCAGCAAGGCTCTTGCCTGTTCCACCGCTCGCTCCAGGAAGCTGGTCTTCGGCTTCCGGTCCAGTCGCGTCCCGCTATGGAACTGGGCAACCCGCTGGACTTTGTCGTGCCCCAATTGCTTCTCAAGGAGTTCAGGGCTAAAACCCAACCTCAAGGCTATGAATATCCCCGGCTTCGTATTAGGGATGTTGACCCGGTACACATCAGCCGCGACACCCCAATTCCCAGACTCTCTTTTGGCATATTTGAGTGCGTCTGCCTTGTTCAGTAGCCACTCGTGCCACTCGTGAACCATATTCGCCTCATCGTTTTCGTGGCTGTCCCTTTTGACTAGGTAAAGAATCGGCATCATGCACCTCCTTCCTGGGACACTCGGTTAATCCAGGCGGACCCGCGACGAAGCCCAGCGTCCATTATCCGAGAGGCGAAGGACTCCATTGCCCTCTGGTCGTAGATCGAGCCCTCGTCCTGAGCTGCCAGGGTGATGCCGGAGATCACATTGGCGAGATTCCGTCCGGGGTAGCTGGTTTCATCCATCGCGCCCATAGCAGCCCTGCGAGCCTGTTTAGAC